CGTCGAAGCGGGCGGCCTCGTCCGAGTTGACCTTGAAGCGCCCACGGGCGTTGACGTAATTCTCCGCCCGCATGGTCGAGTAGTCGCTGGAGAAGACGCCAAACACCGTGAGGGCCGAGAAGTCATTCTCCTGCTTGGTCGTATATGCCGTGTCCAAGCTGGCGATGACGTAGTCGAAGGGCGGGTAGCCGTCCTCCATCCACGGTTCCCACCACGCGGCCTTTATGACCTCGCCCCCTCTGGGCGCCGGTTCCTGCTGGAACTGACCAGCGGCGGCATACGGACCCATCGACTTCTCATCGCGGTCCACGACCTCGATGGGGAAGCGGGCGGGGAAGAGCAGCTCGCCCGCCTCCTGCCGAGGGTCTTCGATGCCGAGCATCGTCGGTCGGGCGCGGGTCGGGTCGTAGCGCATGGGGAGCATCACATGGTCGTAGCCGAGATCCTTGTCGAGGATCGTGCCCGATACGTCAGCCTCATGGAGCCGCTGCATAATGCAAACGATGGCGCTCTCGATGGGGTTCGTGAGGCGGGTCGGGATGGCCTCAAGGAAGGTCGTCACCTCGGTCTCGCGCATCGCCTGTGAGGCTGCGCTATCGACGCTGTGAGGGTCGTCGATCAGAACCCTGTCGGCCCTCAGACCGGTCAAGCTCGTGATGGAAGTGGCGATGCGGAACCCGCCTGCGCTGTTGACGAAGTTCAGCTTCTCGTTCTGATCGCGAGCCAGCACGACCCGGTCGCCCCACCGCTCCTGATACCATTCGGACAGGATCAGATCGCGCATGCGGCGGCTGTCGCGCGCCGAGAGGTTCTCGACCTTGTGGGCGGCGCAGAGGTAGCGAAGGTGGGGCATGTTGCGAGGCCCCCACTCCCACGCTGGCCAGAAGACGTTCGTGATCAGACTCTTCATTGTTCCCGGCGGGATATTTATCAAGAGCCGATTATACAAAGACCCGTCTTCCAGCTCGACGCGGTCGGTTATCGCCGAGAGATGGGCAGCGATAAAGTCGATATGCCAGCCATGAATATATGGAGCGCCTCTCTCAAGGACGTGGAAGGCCTGCTTGATGAACTCAACCAGATCCTCCTCGGCCTCCGCCTTGGCGATCTCCCAGAGCTGGCGATCCACGTCGATCTTCTGGCCATCGAACTCGATGAAGCGGCCCATCAGTAATCCGATCCGACCTGATCGACGAGGAAATGCTCGCCCGTCTCGGCGTCCACCAGCTCATAGAGCAGCATGGCCTTCTCGTGATGAAACATGGCGCTGTAGACGAGGTCGCCATCGGGCGCCTCGTAGCAATAGCCGTCGCGGTTGTCCTTCTCCCGGCGGCGAAGCCAGCCAAAAGTATGATGGAAGCCGCAACGGACGATCATGGGCTGGTCGGTCATATCTTTCTCCCCATCGTGACGTTCGCCTGCGCGCGGATGTCTTGGTTGCGCCACGACCAGCACTCGCCGTCGTCTTGGAACACGACCCAGACAAGGTCATGTTCGGCGCCGTAGTCGATGAGGACGTGAGCCAGACCGGGGCCACGGGGCGTCTGGACGGGCAGGGGCGGGTCGAGGCGCAGCATCATGCCTGCTCCTCGTTCGGGTCATGCTCGATGGTCCGCGCGGACAGGAGAGCCTGCTTGAACGCATCGCGCGCGGCGGCGTCGAGCTGGCGCACGTCGATGGTCGTGTGCTGGACGCTGACCATCGAGCCGGTGATCTCGGTGTTCACACGCGGGCCGAGCGTCCTCGGCGCCATCTTCTCCGCCCGCCACTGCGCAGTCGAGATCTTGAGGCGCTGCGAGTTGACATTCAACTCGGTCGTCTCGTCCGCCATCGCCTCGATCTTGTCGAGCAGGAAGTCGGCGAGCGCCTCCCTCGCGCGCGCGCACCGTGCATCGAAATCGGGGCGAGACGCTCTCCACCGATACAACGCAGCCCTCGACGGCATCATCGGATCGGCGCAGATGTGGCTGAAATTTTCCCCGTTGATCATGCGATCACAGATGATGTCCGCGATCTCGTCAGTGTAAGACGAAGGGCGACCCACCGGGCGCGCGGACGCACTCGGCGGCTTGTTCGCGGGGACATGCTTCTTCACCATTAGGATTTGACCTCGATGGTGACGGCATAGGCGCCGAGGGGTGTCTTGTCGAAGCTCTCAATGGCGAACATGTAGAGATCGAAGATCTCCTGAGCCTGAGCGCGTTCGTGCTGGGGCTTCTTGCGCTCCGCGACGACCTTCTTGAGGATCTTCACGTCGAACCCGTTGCCCTTGGCTTCCTTGTAAATCTCTGAGATGTCGAGAGAAATCGCTGTCTTCTCGTCTTCCATCTTCTCGATGCGCTCGACGATGCTGGCGATTTGATTGTTCACGGTCATGCTTACCCCTCCTAATATCAACAAGGCCCACAGTGTCTCGCAATTCGCCGATCCGGTCAATGTCTCGGATTTCCGGGCGTTCTCGCCTCCACCGAAATTATTTTTGAAAAAAGTTATCCACAGGGGTGAAACGCTATAGACAAGCGAAATTTCTTCGCGTATATCTATTTCCACGGTCGCTGATGACCTGACTGATTGATATGGAGACTGACATGACCAAGATCCTCGACGTAACCACCGGACCCGCCAACGAGATCTTCCCCGACTGCGACGGCTTTCTGGTGACCGCCCGCACCCGCAAGGGCGAGATCTTCATTCACGCCCGCCACGACCTTTCACTGGCTCAGTGCCAGCGTCTGGCTGATCGCGTTCAGGCGGTGGGCGAGATCAACGAAGATCACTGGGATTTCTGGCGCACTGTTTACGGCTCCGATGCCTTTCTTGAAGAAGAGGCTGACGTTCATTTCATCCTCGGCGGCGGGGGACGCTACGAAGATCTTCCCGATAGCCTTCGCTCTCTCGCCTGATCAAACGGGGGCTTCGGCCCCCACCCACCCTTCGAATTAAATGGAGATGAACATGACCAACGCTTTCGCAAACCAAGTCGGCTACTCTGATGTCACCCCCTTCGAGGTCGTGCGCCACATCAGCGACAAGACCGTCGAGATCCGCGAGATGGACGCCGTGCGCTCGAACCCAGAGGCGGACATGGGCTTCGCCCCCGGCGGCTTCGTCGGTCACTTCGCCAACCAAAGCGCGCAGGAATGGACCATCACCTCGAACCCCGAGAACCGGGTTGTTCGCATCCGCCTCGGCAAGCGCGGCTGGGCCGACAAGTGGGGCAACCGCTACGACATGTGCGGCAAGCCGCGCCGCTTCTACGATTACAATTTCTGATCAACGCGGGTCGGCAATTGAATTGCCGACCTTTGCCGACCCAGCCAAATGGAGATTGATATGCAACGCCAAGTCCCCACCAAAGACACCACCATCCTCGGCATCATGCATACCGCAGCCTTCTCGACGGGCTTCAAAGAGGCTCGCGCAGGCAAGCCCATCCGCTACGAGGCATACGAGCACGACGCCAATGGCCAGTGGAACTATGAGCGCGGGCGCATGCTGGGCCTGATCTTCAGCGGCCCCCTGAAGGTGGGCAGGGCGATCAATCGCGGCGCCGCCATCCAGTTCTCGCTGGCGATCCACCAGAAGATCATCCTCTAAAGTTATCCACAGGGCGGGTTGCGAATTATTTTCGCACCCCCCCTTTACAGGTGAATTTTCTTCGCCTATTCTGTTTCTACGGTCACTGATGACCGCAGCCTCTGGAGCCCGCCATGTGCATCGCCCCCTACTACAACACCCCCGACATGACCCAGCCCCGCCTGCTTGGCCAGTTCGACACCGTGTTCGGCGCCCACTTCGAGTTCAGCGACCGCCCCGATGGCGACCGTCAGGGCATGTGGGCTGGCTATCCCCACCGCATCTTCACGGTCGATGGTGACCGCGCCGCCCTCGTCCTCAAGACCGTCGCCTACGTCATCATCGACGAGAACGATGACGGCTCGCCGGTGTTCGAGAAGTGGGAAATCAAGCGCCACCGCGCCTACGCCTGAAACCGGGGGCTTCGGCCCCCTTCCACCCCAACCCTGATGGAGATTGACATGGACTTCCGCTTTTACGCCCTCGGCGAGACCACCCCTTCCCTCCTCTTTGTCGCTGGCGGCATGGACCTCTGGAACGACATGTGCGAGGCGATTGCCGACCACATCCTCGGCAAAGACCCCTACAGCGACGAACCCGCGCATGAGTTCGTCGAGGTCGTCGAGATGCAGACTGCCGACGAGGAGGAGTATGTCGAGGCGGTCTATGTGAAGGGCGACCTTGTCGGCTCTCTCAAGAGCCCCTTCTGGATGCCCGTCAGCGAGTATGTGAAGATCTGAGTTGACCACAGGGGGTGGCGAATTATTTTCTCCACCCCAGTTGACAGGCGAAATAGTTTCGCTGTAAGGTTCAATCACGGTCGCAATGAAGACCGCAACTTGATGGAGATTGATATGACCGCTTCCAACACCGTCGCCGCCGTCGAAGTGTTCCTCGCCGCCAAGGCGCAGGCTGATCAGGCCGAGACCATCCTCAAGGCCGCCAAGGCCGATGTCGTCACCATCGTGGGTGGCTATGGGTTCCTCGAAGGCGAGACTGCTGACCTCGACGTGGGTGTGCAGTCCCGCACTTCGATCAACGAGAAGCTCCTGCTTCAGTTCATGACGCAGGCCCAGATCGACGCCTGCAAGACCGAGGGCGCCGCCTACGCCGTCGTCCGCATCAAGGCCAAGAAGGTCAAGAAGGCGGCCTAATCCAACGGGGGCTGCGGCCCCCACCAACCCCCTGAAGGAGAATTGATATGTACTACGTTGTCCCCAAAGACCGCTCCATCATCAAGAGCCTCAAGACCTTCGAGACCCTCTACGAAGCCCGCAAGTCCGCCGAGGCCATGAAGGAGCAAACGGGCAGGAACTATGACATCGTCCGCGTAGACCGCGTCTGGACCACCCAGACCCTCGACGAGGCCCACCTGATGTCCCTCGACATCCCCCACATGGCTCGCAATTAATATCCCTTGGGGAGGGCTCTCCCCAGTCCCACGCAATGGAGATTGAAATGCAAAGCTTCCTTGATGCCTACCGCGCCAACCCATCCGACATGAACGCCCTCAAGCTGGCGCATCACGCCAAGAAACATCCGGGGACCGCA